TGCCACAAGACGGGATTATCCAATGAAGGAAATCCATGAGTCTACAATCGACTGGAGGAATCCGCCGTGAGTAGTGCAACACAAACTCACATTGGTTGCCTCATTGTCAATCTCAGTTGTGGTAGGCGTGCTAAAGGTGTTCAAAGAGAGATAGAGTATTTCCTATCTCACAATGGTCCTGAATGGACATGCAATCGGTTAAAAGCCCTTTGGAATGTCGCTCTTCATTTGAAGAATCATTCAGGAGATCTGGCCCGTCAAGTACTACAGGATAATTCTATATCCTATAGGAAAGACACCCTTCTTCCGAAGGGAAATCTTGGTTGGGTCGTTTCACAATTTGTGAAATCCCAACGACCATCCGTCCAAAGAAGATATGCTGCTGTATTGAGGTTTTATACTTCCTTACAGTTAACAATCCAAGGTGTCTCTAAGAGACAATTTGGTAAGGCATATCACTCCATTGCCGACCCATTCAAGTCACCAACTGGTGATAAGAATAGGGATGATTGGTTTCATGATGAAACCTTACAAGGCATGAAGCATGTTCTTGACAGGCGAATGAAGAATCACAACTACACCTGCAAGGGTGTTAGTGAAAATATGAGGTACGCGGACAAACTCCGTGCAACATCATATTATTATTCTTCTCGCAAACTCATCAATGATATGAAGGGGGTCCCATATGCAAGTATGGTTCTCTCGTTAATATCTAATGAGTACTGTCCTCCTTCACTTGATCATGATACCCCATGCACTGAGATGCGTGAGGTGATCAGGAGTCAAGGTTATAAGGAGAAATTTGTAGGAAGGGTATTCCCTATTCAGGAACAAGGTTGCAAAGCACGGGTTGTTGCCCAGCCATCGGCTTGGGTACAACTGGCTTGCAGACCTTATCACACTCTTCTTGCGGATGCAGCTGAGAAGCTGTTTCCAAAGGAATCATGTGTAAGGGACCAAGTTTCTGGGGTTTACCAGATCCTACAACATTTGGAGAATGGTTTTGAGGCTTACTCAGTTGACCTGAGTTCTGCCACGGACCGTTTCCCTAGATCCCTCATATTACCACTTATTGAACAACTCGGTTATCCTGAGTATGCTCAAGCGGTAGAGGACATCTGTCAACATGAATTTTCATGTGACTGGTGTGACGCTGGCAGCATCAAATATGCTGTTGGCCAACCCATGGGTTTATACGGTTCATTTCCAATGTTCCATCTTGCAAATTGCACTTTGGCACATCATTGTACCAGGGTTGCAATGGCAATGTATGGAAAGGACTCATTGCATCGATTCCCCGATAAATCTTATTTTCAAGATTTAGGCGATGATATTGTCTTTCCAGACAAATACATTGCCCGCATTTACAAGGAAACTTGTAATCGCCTTGGAATCGAAATATCTTTGAGCAAATCCTTCTCTGGACATGTTGCAGAGTTTGCTGGTTTTGTGGTTATCCCTAGTAATAAGGGGTATACTGCCTTCAGGCCTTATAAAGTACCTGTTGGTAAACACATTACCAACCCTCTACAATTTCTTCACGCCATCGGTTACAAAGTGAACCGATTGAGGAGAAGTAAGTGGTGGAATAAGCAATTCATTGCTTATTCTTACACCTTAGGACAGAGGGATCTGTCCCTTTCTCCATTGGTTAGTACTGATGATGACAAGTCGGTTGGAGCCTCATTTCGGGGTGACAACCACTTAATCATTAGTATTTCCAACAGATTGGCAGAGTTTTATGATGATCTGCCAGATCTGAGTGGTGATACCAAGATCAATCGTCGTCCCTTGTTCCGTGAACGAGGTCCTATGGATTTCTATGGCTATAATGAGGAATGGCTTACAAAGCAAGAGGAACTCCCAAGGGAGCCCTTCTTATTTGTTGCCAAGAGTATTAGTAAAGACCCTCTTATTAAAGAGTTCTTTAAGAATACCCCTCAAGGCCAAGAAATCGAGACGGGTTCATCACAAGATACTTGCGAAGAAACCAAGATGGATAAGGATCCACCCGCTGCACATCGATCACGCTTAGTGCGATAACGAGCACAGCCCT